AAACAAATAATACTGGTCAAGTGATTGACAACAATCAGTTCGTGGCAGACATTTACATCAAGCCAGCAAGGTCGATTAACTTCATTCAATTGAACTTCATCGCAACGAGAACAGATAGCACCTTCACTGAGATCATCTAATAGGAGAGAAAATGGCTAGTCCAATCCCAACACAACTAAGCCCAGGTGTAAATGTATCGGAAATCGATCTTTCACAATTTGTTCAACCAGAATCACTCAATAGTGGTGGTATGGTTGGGTCTTTTAACTGGGGTCCATGCCTAGTTGCTAATCGTGTTACATCAGAAAGCGATCTTGCTGCTTTATTTGGAAAACCAACACTTGATCCATCAGATAGTTTGAGCGAAATTGATTTCTTTGCGGCAGCGAACTTTTTGAAGTACTCAAATAATCTCAAGGTGATCAGAATTGAGCAATCAACTGAGACGAATTCAACCTCACAAGAGGCTGGAATCACTAGCATCAATAACTGCACTTATCCTAGAATAAACAATGAAGCAGAATTTGCAAAAATCGGCGGATTTTCAGGTCAAGATGGCATTGAACCAATAGCACATTTCCGCGCGAAGTATCCTGGAAATTTCGGAGATTCGCTCAAAGTTATTGTTTGGGATGGTGCAACTAATGAAACTGGATCTATAAACACTACCACCACAACAACAGCATACACCGATTTTAACTTGTTTGGTGGATATAATCTTGCATCGATGGTTGGTATAAGCAGCGGAACTATTGGTTACACATTTGAAGTGTATAGAAATCTAAGCGCAAGCGAACAACTTTCTGCTGGTGGGGCGGAAGGGGCGGAATCAGCGGGAGGTCCACCTGGATCCGTTCCATCTGGTCTTACTCTCATAGGAATTACAGGTGGATCACATCAGTATAATATAGTTAGTGTTGTACCCCCATCAGGCAAAAATCCAACAGAATTTATCAATGCACTTGCTAGCGATCCGTTTAAATTTTTCTATGCTACTGGAACAACTGGACAAAATCTCTCACTAACGAATAATGGTTCCGATCCAAGTGGCAATAACAGTAACTACTATGCTTTGGAGAAAGTATCATCCGTTGGGACACATTTCAATCCATTTGTAGAGTTCAATTCTACAGTAAACCCACCAAGTTCTATATTTGCTAAAATTAATCCGACCAATACTAATGTTGTTGATATTCTATTCTTGAATGCTGATTCAACCAATATGAATATAGGATTTAAAACTCCAAATCCAGCACCCACAAATACCACATTACCTGCATTATTTACAAACTTTCAAACATCTGGAATACCATCCCATTTTGGATCCTTAATTTATACTGGTGGCGATACTACAAATCTATTCATAACGTATAGAACTACATGGTCACAGATATCGTCTAGAATATTCAACAGTGTTTCCGGCACACCATCAACTTCAGTAAAGGGTTGGAATCTTCTTGTTGGTCTTACTGGCGGTGTAACATTTGTAAATACTGTAAATGGGACACAACAAGCCATTGGTATCACATTTGATGTTGTTGGTGGATTGGCTGGAACACAACGAGACTTTGCATTCGGTATGAAGCAGTTTGGAAATAGTTCAACTGTAACAAATACAACCACAACAACAGTAACTGATTCTTTAACATCAATTTCTATCTTCGACAAGATTCCAAATACCTCCGCATTTGCGTCTAATGTTGGTGGTTCAAACGATGAAATCAGTTTTGCAGTTATCGATATAGGCGGAAAATTTGGAGCAAAGAACGGAGTGCTTGAGAGATTCCAACTTCTTTCAAAGGCAACCGATGCAAAGAATCTTGATGGTGAGTCTATCTATTATAAAGACTATATCAACAACAAGTCAAGGCTTGTGTACTGCACCAAACCATTTAGTTTAACTGGTGGTGGAAATGCTTCATCAAACGCAACAACTGCATTCGGTGATATTCAATACTCATATGTTGATGCCAGTGGTGCCACCTATACTAGAAAGGGATTCTATGAATCTCCACTAGCATATGGTGAGTCTTCACTAACAGGTCCGTCAACTCTGGAATATACGAAAGCATACTCAATATTTGCAGACGATGATTCAGCAGTTGATGTTCTGTTTGTTCCTGAGTCATCTGTTAGTAACGATGCATCTCAAGCAACAACTGACATGGTTGAAAGAATTGCATATGATACAGTCATATCACCACGCAAGGACACTGTTCTTGTGATACCATCACCAAAGCCAGGTGCAGCAAATCAATATTCATCGCAGACAGCAACTAACACCATCAATTTCAGAAAGAATGTGTTACAAGTTCCGTCGAACTCATACACAATTCTTGTTGCTGGTCGTAAGATTTTCTTCGATACCTTCAACAATCAGTTGAGAAAGATGTCGTTGGCATCGGATGTTGCTGGAATTCTTTGCGCCCAAGAAATTCCTTGGGAGTCTCCAGCAGGATTCTCAAGAGGGTTTATCCGAAATGCCGTAAAGTTAGAAACAAACTTCTCCAAGGCAGATCGTGATGAACTCTACAAGAATGGAATCAACTTCTTTGTTCAGTTCAACGATGGTTCAGGAACTGTTCTTTACAGCGACAAGACCATGTTGACGAAGCCAAGTGCATTTGATCGCATCAATGTTCGTAGAGTGTTTATTGCCCTTGAGAAGGCTATTGCCAAAGCAGCCAAGTATTCTCTCTTTGAATTCAACGATGAGTTTACTCGTTCCCAATTCCGCAATCTTGTAACACCATTCCTTTCCAGTGTTCAAGCACAACGTGGTATTGCTGATTTCAAGGTTGTTTGTGATGAAACGAACAATACATCGCAAGTAATCGACAACAATCAGTTTGTTGCAGACATTTATATCAAGCCATTGAAGTCCATCAACTTCGTTCAGTTGAACTTCGTTGCTGTGAGAAGCGACTTCAACCTAACCACCATCGAATAAATAGACCATAGGGAGTAACAAAGAATGAACATCAAGAGATTTGCAAATGCAATGCAGGGAGCCGGTGTCAAGCCATCGCTCTTTGAAGTTCAAGGAAACATCGGTGGAAGCCAAAGTGCGCTCACCCCATTCCTTGTAAAGTCTGCATCATTACCAGGAACAGCATTGGGAACAATCGAAATTCCATATCGTGGAAGACGAATCAAAGTTCCTGGCGACAGAACATTCGGTGATTGGTCTATCACAATCATCAATGACAACAAGTTTCAGTTGCGTAACTTGTTTGAACTTTGGGTCAACAGCATTCAAGCAATGGAACGAAATGTTGCTTCAACCGAGTTCTCAAACCTTGCAGGACCAGTGTTTCAAGATTGGCAAGTTAATCAACTTGATCGTACTGGTACTCCAGTTAAGGCATACAAGTTGATTGGTTGCTTCCCAACAGACATTTCGTCAATCGATCTTTCGTATGAAGCAACCGATCAGATCGAAGAGTTTAGTGTGACCCTTGCTTACTCATACTTCACTTCAAACGTCGGTACACCAGACGCATCACCGCTTCCTGGTTTGAGTAACTTCACGCCTACAGTGTAATTTTATTTGGAGAAATGAATGGCTTTTGAACTTTTTGGTTGGTCGCTCGGCAGAGCGGGTGAAAGAATAGCCCCGAAACTTGAGCAGGAGGAAATCAAGACGAACGCATCGTTCGCCCCTCCTGATCTTGATGACGGGGCTATGCCCATTTCTTCTGGTGTGTATTTTAGTTCATACATGGATTTCGATGGTGGAATCAAGTCAACAGCAGACATGATTCGAAAGTACAGAGAGATGGCTCTCTATCCAGAAGTAGAGATGGCTATCGATGACATCTGCAATGAAGCAGTTGTCTATGATGACACAAAGCGTCCCGTTGAGATAGTAGTTGACAATAGAAAATTATCTCCAAAGATAAAGACAAAGATTGAAGAGGAGTTTGATGAAATACTCAGACTCCTCAAGTTTCAAGACAAGGGATATGAGATATTCCGCAAGTGGTACATAGACGGAAGACTCTATTATCACAAGATCATCGACAAGGAGAACCCAAAGAAGGGTCTTGTTGAACTGCGTCCAATCGAATCGGCACACATCAGAAAAGTCAGAAATGTTCAGAAGAAGAAGGACAAGGCAACCAATGCCGATCTTGTCACCAAGGTAGATGAGTTCTTCGTCTACAGCGAGCGAGAGGAAACATCCACAACCACCGCTGCATTCACTCCTGCCACACCAACAAAGGGTGTGAAGATTGCCACAGATTCGATCTGCTACATTCACAGTGGGTTGTTTGACTCTGGTAAGAAGAGAGTCCTGTCGTATGTACACAAGGCATTGAAGCCACTCAACCAACTAAAGATGGTCGAGGATGCAGTTGTCATCTATCGTCTATCTCGCGCACCAGAGCGCAGAGTGTTCTATATCGATGTCGGAAATCTTCCTAAGAACAAGGCAGAGCAGTATCTCAAGGACATCATGAACCGCTACCGAAACAAGTTGGTTTATGATGCTTCTACGGGAGAACTGAAGGACGAACGACGGCACATGACCATGCTTGAGGACTTTTGGATGCCCCGCCGCGAAGGTGGCAAGGGAACGGAAGTCAGTACATTACCGGGTGGTCAGAATCTTGGACAGATGGACGATGTTCTATACTTCCAAAAGAAGTTGTACAAGTCTCTCAATGTTCCGATGTCTCGTCTTGAGACGGATCAGAACGGCTTCAACATGGGTCGCCAAGCGGAAATCACGCGAGACGAACTCAAGTTCTTCCGTTTCATCGAAAGACTCAGAAAGAAGTTTGCAGAACTTTTCCTTGATGCACTGAAGACTCAGTTGCTACTCAAGGGTGTAATCACGAAGGAAGATTGGGATTATATTCACCCAATGATTCGCTTCGATTTCCGTAAGGACTCCTATTTCACGGAAGCCAAGGAAAACGAAATCATGACGAATCGTCTCAATCTTGTGAACTCTGCCGATCCATATCTTGGCAAGTACTTCTCCAAGTCATACATTCAGAAGAATATCCTGAGATTGACTGAAGAAGAAGTTGCAGACATTAATGCACAGGTAGAACAAGATAGGCAGCAAGACCCAAACAATGCTATCCCAACACAGATTGCAACTCAGGCTACCACACAACAGATGACTGGCGATATTCAGATGCAGCAGCAGTTGCAGCAGCAACAGGCTCAAATGCAGATGCAAGCACAAATGGGTGGCGGCGAACAAACGCAGAGCAATAAGAAACAATAGATAATAGAATCTAGGAGAATAAAATGTCCGACTCAAGAGATCTAATCAGAGCAATCATGGACGAAGATTTCGTCGCTGCTAAGGAACTTACAAACAGCCTTCTTTTCTCCACCGTTGCAGACAACATCGATGATGTTCGTGCAGAAGTTGGTCAAGGCATTTATGGCGATATAGATGTCAATGAAAACCTTATTGGTAATCAACACAAAATTGATATGAACAAGAATGGTAAATTGGACGCAAAAGATTTCAAACTCCTCCGCTCGAAAAAGAAGGGCTAAAAAATCATGCTACTGATTACAGAACACAACGAGACAAATATTCAGACCATTGCTGAGGATGCTGGCAACGGAAAGAAGAACTACTACATTCGTGGTGTGTTCATGGAAT